TAGCACCTATACTAGGTCATGGTGGGTCTACTAATCAAGATGGTAACACAATATACAACTGGACTAATCCAATGGCTGCTGGTCGTATAATAAATAATGCTCTTGAGTATTACTCTGAGAGAAGATCAGATCCATTTTTGGAGATAGATACAGCAGATATAACAGATGACATTACTAATAAAGTAAACTCTCTCTTGTTAGGTGGTGCAACTCTAGATCAGATAGCCACTCAGTATGACTTCTCTACAAACACTGCTGACTTCAACATAGAACCTACTAACACAGGTAACGAAAATGATACATCAAATACAAGTACTACACTTGTTCCACCTTCCTTACAAAAAGATTCTTTCATTGAAAATTTTATAATAAAAGACTAAGGTAAATAACCTATGGCAAACTATACACAAAGAGCAGAAGAGACTGACTTTGTATCCCTTGTTGAAGATGATGAGTTTAAAGCTGATCTAGTAAAATTCTTTTCTGGTGGTAGGTACAAGTACTCCAAAGAAGAGATGTTAGATAAAGGCTTTGATGGTTTAGCAAAAGACTTCATAACTCACATGCGATATCAGTCTTGGAATGAAGTAGAGGCTGTACGTGATCTCAACTATGTAAAGAGCAAAGACTATAACCCGAAAGGTAAAGAAGCTTTCGGTAGACTTATGACTGCATTTGATAACTCAGAGTCTGCTGGTCAAGGCTTCGGAGATAGTGTCGGAGATTTTGCAGGAGCAGTATTCTCTGCGCCATCTACTTACGTTGGTCTAGGTAGTTTTGGTTTAGGTAAGCTAGGAGCTAAGGCTGCTACTAAAGCTACTCAGTTAGCTGTACGGTATGGTCTAAAAGATCACCTTAAGAAGAATGTTGTTAGCACTGGTCTTAAACGTAACGTAAAACAACAAGCTCTCAAAGACGCTGCTACTGGTGCTGTTACTGGTGCATCTATTGGTGCTGTACAGGCAGGAGCACAAGGTGAGACTAGAGAAGAAGTAATTGACGGATACGAATACACAGGAAAAGATCTCCTGTTTGATGCTACTATTGGTGGTGTTACTGAGGGAGCTATGGGTGCTGGCTTAGGTTATGTCGGTGGTGTTATTGGTAGAAAGAATAGAATAAAAGCTGATGACATGCTGCTTAAACGTAAAGACATGCTCAAAGGTGAAAGAGAACTTAAGTCTAGACAGGCTATGAATACTATTAAGAGTGCTACGGATGCAGAGAAGAAAGCTGCTATGTCTAGAGTATCAGACTTAGAAGAAGTTCTATCAGCTAGGGCAGGAGTCAAAGGAGCTAAACTAAAAGGTAGATTAGATCCTGAGAGAGTAGCAAAAGGTAAAGCTCTCTTAAAAGCTATGTCAGATCCTAGTGCAGATGTTATCTTTGAGTCTGGTTTATCTTCAGATACAATGCGAAGAGTTGCAGCAGCTAGTATAGACCTGATGAAATCAGACAGGTTAGATATAAAAGACAGTGAACGTATTACCCAAGGTATTGCAGACGCTATAAGGGATGATGATACTGGTGAAGTCTTCGATGTGCTTAATGAAGTTAGATCCAAGTATGGTTTATCAAGGGATGAGTTCTCTTTAATATATTTATCAGAAGTTTCCCGGGCTGGTCAAACTCTTGGATTTGCTAGTGCTGTAAAGAGAGGTGCTAACTTATCAGGTCTTGATACTCTCTTTGAAAAGGGAGCTTCCTCTATGTCATCTGATGAGATGGTAATGATGGGTAAGGAAGCTATAAGAAGAGGATCAGATCCTACACTTACAAATAAAGCTAGGAACTTTCTTCAAGACCTAGACGCTATGCGTATATCTTTTATGACATCTCAGCCTGTAACAACTATGAGAAACCTTCGTAACTCAGGTATACTCGTAGCTACAGACATTGTAGATCAAACAAACAGAGCTTTGTATAGAGGTATAGTTAAAGGTGAGACTCAGGCTATAAGAGACTTCCTACCTAACATGACAGCTATCCTGAGAGGATATAGTTTTAATAAAGCAGAAGCCTCAGTAATAAGAGAAATACTTTTTGAAGAAGGTGGTGAGCAGTACAAGCGTTTGTTTAATGACTCGATGCGTGTTGATGTTGGCCTTGAAGGTCAAAGTATTATGGCTAAAGCAGGTCGCTTCGTTAATACTTTTAACACAGCAACAGACAGTGTTCTTAAAGAAGGTATGTTCTACGGATCTCTTGATAGACAATTTAGAGAAAAGTATAATGTTGGTTTAGCTGAATGGTTAAAGGCTAATAAAAGTTTAGATGATCTACCACCTGAAATAAATCTTGAAAAGTCTATAGAAGACGCTAACCGTTTTACTATGCAGAGAACGTTTAGAGATGATGACTCTGCTCTAGGTAAAGCAACAAAAGGATTAGTGGACTTAAACAGACGATATCCTTTCATGATATCCGAGGGTTTAGGTGTTCCCTTCCCTAGGTATGTAGGTAACCATCTACAAATGGTGGCTGAGTACACACCCATCGTTGGTGAAATATTACAGCAGTCTAATATAGTTTCTAAAACAGAAGATGCTTCTCTAAGATATGCTAGGCAAATGACTGGTGCTATGATGATCTTTGGTGGCTATCATGCAGCAGAATTAAGACAAGGTGAATCCGACTATGCTACCTTAAGAAATACTATGCTGAACTCTGAAGGTATGACTGAGGATATGAAACAATACCTTGGTCCTGCACTTCTACATATGTATATAGGTGACTACGCTTGGCGTAAAGAGAATGGACTTCCAGCAGAACTAGATAAAAAAGAAGTTCTAGAAATACTAGGTGGTATACCAGAGTTTAGTTTTGATATAGCTGTTGGTTCAGCACTCGTTGACTATGCTAAGACAGGTGACTCAGAAGCGTTTGAAAAAGAACTAGGTAACGTAATATCTACCTTCACATACCCTCAAACATTGGCTAGAGATATGATGGGTCAACTTGATGCAGATGCTGCTGGATCTCCTTTTACTCGTGACTTAGCTTTAACATCAGAAGTAAATACAAAAGGAACTAAGTTCTCAACATCAGGAGTTGTTGTTGGTCAGTCTACTCGTATGTTAATGGACACTGACTTCCTACAATATACACAGTCTTTTAATGGTGAGAATGATATACAGTACTACAGGTTTTCTAATCCAGTAGCTATTGGCACAGTCAATCCAGTAATAAAACAGATCTATGGTTCTTCTGATGAGCCACCACTAACTGGTCTTGAAGAAGAGATGAACAAGATGCAGTTAAAAGACTATGAGATGTACAGTAAAAGAAATGTTCCAAACGCTAACATTGATCTTATACTAAGACAAAGACTAGCTAAAGGTATACCAGAGACAGGTGAACCAAGTTTATCTGCTGAGTTTGCAGACTGGCGTGAGAATGCTCCAGCCTCTAAAAGATTTGGTACTATGACTTACAATGAGATTGTAGTTGATCCTCGAATATCCTCTAAAGAAAAGAAACAGGTACTAGAGGGATGGATTAAGAAACGTATAAACCAAGAGCGTGAACGTGTAGAAAATATGTTTAATGCTTATGTTGCTACTAAGCCTTTACAAGCTAGAGGGTTTATAAGAAACAACTATGCTATAATTAAAAGAAGAGAAGGGGCTGAGGTATTTGATGCTGCTGCAATGAAGATGGGATACGAAAGTGCAGATAGTATGATATCCTCTTCTGAGAATGTTGAACAAGAAATAAACAGAAGACTTAGGCTCCTAAGTATTGTGCCTCAAGTACAGGCTAACGAACCTTACTAAAAGAAAAACCCCTAGTGATCAGCTAGGGGTTTAGTTTGTGGGAGTGTTATTATTTATTGGCTTTAAGCATCCTGTCTCGATACTTGTAAGCTTCATCCACAATCTCGTCAGACCGTAGGTACTTGCCAGATGCTATCAAACCAGACAGAGCGCATCCAGCAAAGTAATCCCCAAGCTTTATAGATCCTTGGGGAATAACTTCTTTGCCTTTCATTAGAAACTCTTGGGCTTCCTGCTCAAGGGTTTTTGTTTTTTTATTTATGCTCATAGATCTCAATTAACTTATTTAAATACCAACGTGCTTTCTTCAAGTCTTCTATCTGGTTCTTGTACCTGTATCTCCAGACATACTTAAGGATGTTACCTTGTAAGTACCCTTCACTTAAATCATTTGTTGCAGCCAGGATAGCATCAATAGCTTCGATACCACCTACATTGTAGTGTATAGGTTTATCCACTGAGTCGTACTTCTTCTTTTCCATTATCTCTTTTCTCCCTGCTAAGTCTATTAAATTAGAAATATCTTCACGTCTTTGTTCACACTCATAACAGTGTCCATCATCGTCTAGTAGGAATCCACATTGCTCACAAGTATTACTCATAATAATAGTTCCTTTTTAAATAAGAGTCAACCTTAAACTAGATCGACAACTTCACAAACATCTCCAGAGCAAGCCATTGTCTGCATAGCCACAGTGTTATCTTCTTGCTCATAGTCACCAAGCTTAGACCAGTCTATCTTCTTTGGCATTAGTTTGAGTAACTCTTTATACTCTTCTTTAGTACAGTCTTGGTATGGTGCTTGCTGATACGTATGTTCATCATAAGGTAAGAAAGATACACCTGACATTTCATCGAAGTGTTCATACACAAATGATCCTACCTCAAACCACTCATCCTTTTTAACATTGATAGTTACACTTGGTTTGTGCTCACACCAATGACGTTGATAGATTAACCAAGTCTCTAGCTGCTGAATTGCAGACATGTCTGAAGTAACAACTGATCCTCTTGGTGATTTGATAGGGAAACTAAATACAGTTGTAGTATCTCCTTTCATGACACAGGGTTCACTAGGTATGCCTTGATCTTTCATGAACTGAGTAAGAGGATCTTTATTGTCTCCTCGAACTGTACGAATGTAGTGGGGTGAGTGTCTAGCATGTATGCCACTAGCACTGTCCACTAGTTGTGACACTGTGCCTGATGGTTTGACACAAGTGATAGCAGCAGACTCAGGTATACCTAAACGCATAGCCCACTCTTTATTTGTTTGTACTGCTGTCTCACGTAAATGTTCTAGTGTTTTTTCTAAACCTTTATTCTTAGAAGTCATCAATGGGTTGTCCATTATTCCTGTGAGTGACACACCGAGCAATCGTTCCTCTTCGGTATTTCTCTGCCACACTTTTCGCAGGTATGGAAATTTAGTGTAGGAAGACTGAATAGTTCCAAGAATTGTTGCCAGTTGTACTTTACGTTTAAGATCATCAATTGTATCTGTAGCTCTAACCACAACCTCAGTGAGGTTACAAAATTGGTAAGGCCGTAAGATAATTTCTGAACAAGGGTTAGTACCAAACTCATAGTTAGGGTCACGCCTACCATACTTCTCAGCTTGTTTCTTAGATGCTTCACGATTGAATACACCACGTTCTCCACTTCCTGATTCTACTAATGCCATCCACTCTCTCATAAAAGAGATGCCATCTGGTTTCTCTGAATAAGATACAGAGTTATTAGCTAATGCACGTTGTGGTTCATTCTCCCACCACTTACCTGACTTAGCGTGGCGCATACGGTCATCACTAAGATTAGATAGAGAGATCATAGCACTACGTCTAACACCACCTACAACTACTACTTCACCAACCTTACACATAAGATCATGGCACTCGATAGAAGATAGCTTACGTCCTTGTGCATCTTTGAATATCTTTACTGTGAAGTTAAACAAGTCAACAAGAGGAGCAGGACCACTAGCCCTACCACCAAATGTTTTGAGCCTAGCACCTGCAGGACGTACACGAGAGACATCCCACTTAGGTATCTCACCTGCCCAAAGCAATGCTAGTAGTTGTCTAAATGCTTTAGCCCAACCTTCTTTACTGTCTCTAACTACTATAGTTGTGTCGCTATCAAACAACTCAGGTATCTCTGGTAGTTTCTGTACGAACTGTCTCTCTACTGAGAAGCCTACACCTGTACCACAGAGTAAGATAAACATAGCTTCATCGAATGACTTAGGGTCATCGACTGGTAGATAACTACAGTTATATCCTGCAGTGTTATCTCTTTCGAGAGCAGGGCCAGCAGTCATCATGGCTCTCATTGATGGCATGACTTCGAGGCTGAGGATAGCTTGTTCAATCTCGTTAGCTGTGCTCTCTTCTACTTTTGTATGCACAACCTCAGAGACATACCGTCCTACTGTCTCAGGCCAAGACTCCCTGCCTTTACCATCGAAGTACTTTGCATAACGTGACTTGTGTATAAATGACTGATAGTCAGTCGGTAGATAGTTATTCATTTATTTTCTCCCATATTCGTAGGTGCGTATACTTCACCATTATACTTACTTCCAGTTGCACCTTCTCCTGTTTCTACTCCGTTGTTACATTTAAAGACTACTATCAATAAAAATAGTATAGCCCATAAACTAACTCTCTTCGAGTAAAATATAAACAGTTCGAATGTTTTCTTTGCTTCTATTTCTGCTGCTTGTGCTGGTGTCATTCTGGCGTAGTCCAAGGATAACAGGGTACAATACTTTGCTTACAATACTTTGCGTTATCCACCAGTAGTACTGGAAGAATACATATCACAAATATACAAAACAATAAAGGCCATACTAAACCTTTCATATCACAATAGTTCATCTCTTGTCACCACTTCCCTGTAGTGTTCCTCTTTCTTTACGTCCATATAGTTTCTCGATATTACCTAGTGCAATATCATGAAGACTAACATTGAGATCTCTAGACAGAGCAGCAATATACCAAAGGACATCACCTATCTCAGCAACGATAGCATCACGATCAAAGTCATTATCACGTAACATCTTCTTTACTTTGTTAGCTACCTCTCCTGCTTCACCTGCTAGTCCAAGTGCAGGATAAAGTATTTGATGTGCTGTTTTGTACACAGCAGTCTTAGCTGCTGCATTCTGATACTCATTCAAACTCATATCTTTATTCTTATAAGTTTCGTTGTAGTATTCCCACGCTTCTAAATCAGTTTCATTTAACATTCTTCTACTTCACACTCCTCTACAATTACATCGTCTATATCATACATGGCTGATGATACAAGTTCCTGAACAACTCTAGGCATATCTGATAGATCTGCCTCTATAAAGTTAGCCTCAGGATCTACAGCTATAGTCATTCTTATCTCATACCTCATAGCAAGAACCTCTAGTTATATTCAAACCAATTAATAAATCAACCATATTCTTTTTGCAATCTCTCAAGAGATACAAACTCTGGTTCATACACACCATCCCTTATCTCTCTCTTGATGACACAACCTTTCCACCACTCTAAATTAGATTGTCCTGCCCAGTCTTCACTCCCACCTTTGAAACATCCTGCAACCAACCCGATAATTGAATTAGGATGTGCAGAATCTTTAAAATAGATAGAACGTTTATGGCTATGACCACAGGTAGAAGAATGGTTTCTATTCTGTAGTAAGGTGTAACCATGATGAGTACCAGACATAGCTGTGCCATAGTTACCACTAGCAAAGTAATGAGCATATGATACCCCATCGTAGTCAGCGATTGCAGGTGCTGAGTGCTGATACTCATGGTATTCATCGAACCAGTGATCCGTTTGAAGATGCCCAAAGGATATCCCATATTTCTCTCCCTGTAGTCGGGGGTCATGGGCGATTGCTCTTTTAATTCTGTTCTCATGGTTGCCCTCGAATCCAATCCAAAATGGTTTCTTATACTTTCTAATACTAGGTTTCTTTCTTAGTCTTTCCATAGCTTCATTATAGTGATCGACATCTGCTTCATAGTTCTGAGATACGATAGCCTCTGGATACTTTGTATCAAAACTATTTAAAGATTTCATGTCAGCCCCATCACCTAGATCTACAACATAACTAGGATTAACATCATAGATTAATTCACCAAGTAAATCAAACCTATCGTTAGGTATTGTTGGATCTGTGTGAGCACAACTAAATATTATTGCTGTTTTATTGGACATGTTCTATCACCTTTCTGGTTTGCTTATGTGTATGATCTTGCTCAGAGTTACCCCATTCGTCAATAGCAAATGGACCTGTCTTATGTAGCCTGTCAACATCGTCCATTGCATCTTTCATAGTACGGTAAAAGTATTCTTCTTCTTCCTCTTTTAAATTAGATACGTTTCTAGTTAAACATAAGTTCCATATGTTACCATCTTCATCATCATACGGACCTCGTATAACTTCTACTATCTCTACGACTGGAACAAATTTATCACTCATCTTTTATTTCCTTTAACCATTCTTTTGGTATTGTCTTGTCTGCATATTTGAAACCATGTTTCTTACACCAATCACCATAAGAACTCTTAGCACCTTTGTAAAGTTTAGATCTACTATTATTAAAAACAAATCGTATGTCTAGATCTGGAAACTGCTTCTTTATTTCTTTGTGCTTACGTCTATCGACTGATATAAATCTTCCTTTCGTTTCTATTATTATTCCATTCTCTAATACAAAGTCAGGTGTATAAGTTCTTATCTTTAAGTCTACCCACTTAATCTTTTCTTTCTCATAGGTAAACTTTATCTTTAGTTTCTTAAGATACTTAGCCATGTCTTCTTCAAGACCAGACCTGTACCCTGCTTGTATACCTTTTAATCTATTCCTGTTGAAGGACATTACTGTACTCCAAGTCTTCATGTACCATAGGTTTCTTTACAACCTTTGTTAGAAAAACAGGACGATCAGAATAAATAAACTTACGCAATCCAGGATAGCACTCCTTCTTAAAATCACAGTACGAACAAGCACTGCTTAGTTTCTCATTACCGTTAGGATTCTTAGCAGACTGAGGTACAGGATCGAACCCTCGATCTGGCGGCTGCTCCCAAGTCACCATGTCTTTCAAGTAGTTAACTTCTTTTTCTTTTG